AAGCGATACCATGACAACCATTGCAGCGGGCCTAGCGGCTCTGCTGATGGCGGCCGGTATTGCGGCTACGTCCAGTGGCCCGGTTTTGACTTTGCCCGCCACAGCCATCGCCACGGCGATTGTGGGCGTGTTAGGTACGGCATGGCAGGAGTTCAAGCGTCAGGAGCGCGGCGTCATGGTCTCGCTCTGGTGTCCTGATCCGACAATGCGCGATCTCGCCGGCCCGATCATCGATCTTGCTCTGGTCCAGAATGAACATTTACTCCTCGGAGACGGCTCCGGGGCTCGCATGGTCTACCAGCGCACCATGATTTCAGACGAGCGACAGACGCTCGATATCTACCGCCGCGACCTGATCTACATGGTCGAATACGGAACCAACGTGATCACCCAGATTCCGCAGATCATTTCTACCAAGGCGATAGTCGCCGGCTATCAGTAAGGAAGATGCCATGAAAACCCTGATCGTTACGGAACCCTTCGCGGGATATGCGAAGGGCGACAAGATTATTGATGCCGACAAGATCGATGAAGCCCTCTCCAGCAATCCGAACAGCGTTGTCGCCATCAATCTTCCTGACCCCGCGCCTTCAAAGAGCGCCTCGTCGTCCGATTCTCAATCCTAACTTCCACCCCACCAAGCAGAAGGGCCGATAGATGCCTATTTTTCAGCAAGGCGCGTTGAACACGACGGCGCTGACCGTGCCGGATGTGTACATCCAGATCATCAAGCCCCAGACGCTCATCAACGGCGTGCCGACCAATATTCTCGGTATCGTCGGTACCGCTACGTGGGGACCTGTCAATTCTCCGCAGATCGCGGGTAACGCTACTCAATGGGGCACAATCTTTGGCCCATACCAAAACCGCACCTACGACATGGGAACGCATGCCACGATCGTCTTCCAGCAGGGTGCCACGGCTATTTATGGTGTCCGCGTCACTGACGGAACGGATGTCGCGGCCACGATTGTCGTTCAGACGAGCTGCATCACATTCACAGCGAAATATAGCGGCACCTTCGGCAATGGCATTCAGGTGATTGTTGGCCCAGGTTCTGCCGCCAGCAGTTATCAGGTGAAGATCGCAGCTCCTGGCATCGCCGCCGAACTATTCGACAATATCGTTGGGACAGGCAATGCTCTCTGGGTTGCCATGGCCGCTGCAATCAACGGCGGCACAGCCACGCGCGGCCCTTCGCAGATCATCGTCGCTACGGCCGGGGTTGGAACAGCGGCTCCGACATCGGCTACCTATACCCTCGCTGGCGGCACCGACGGAGCGACCACAATCACATCGTCTGTCTTGCTTGGCGTTGATACGGTGCCGCGGAAGGGAATGTACGCTCTGCGCGGTCTCGGATGTTCTATCGCTGAACTTTGCGATGTGGCGGATTCCACCACTTGGGCAACACAGATCACCTTTGGCCTGTCCGAAGGTATCTATATGGTGTCCAGCACCACTTCCGGCGATAATCCATCCACCGCTGCGACGACGAAGGCAACGGCTGGTATCGACAGCACGGCAATGAAGCTTATGCTGGGCGACTGGATTTATTGGAACGACACGCTCAACGGCGTTCCTCAGCGTCTGGTCCCGCCGACTCCGTTCATCGCCGGCTATCTTACCGCGCTTTCGCCGGAGCAATCGTCACTCAACAAGCAGTTGAACAGCATTGTCGGCACTCAGAAAAGCTATACGGGCATTCCGTATACTTCGGCCGATATTCAGGTTCTGGCGGCGGCTGGCATCGATGTGATCTGCAATCCCGTCCCCGGCGGCTCCTATTTTGGAGCACGCCTCGGTCACAACACATCGTCGAATGCCGTGATCCATGGCGACAATTATACCCGCATGACCAACTATATCGCCACGACGCTCAACAAGGCGATGGGCGTCTATGTCGGTATGCTGAACTCTCAAAAGACCCAGCGTCTGGCGAAAATCACGCTCGATAGCTTCCTTCAGAACCTGGCAGACCAAGGCATGATTGGCTCTTCGGACGGTTCAACGCCTTATTCTGTCCAGATCGATGCCTCGAACAATCCGCAATCTCGCGTCGCCTTGGGCTATCTGCAGGCGAATGTGCAGGTGAAGTATTTTTCGATCGTCGAATTCTTCCTCATCAACCTCGAAGCCGGCCAGTCGGTGGAGATCACCTCTACCAGCGTCAGCTACGCAATCTAAGGAGCCCTGACCTATGCCCGTAAATACCGGTTTCGGCAGCCTTAATATCGGCAAAGACGTGTCTCTCGATATCGTGCTTCCCGATAATACGATCCTGCCGCTCGCGATCCTCACAAGCTTCAACAAGAAGCAGAACACCAAGGAACTCGACAGCAAGGGGCTCGATGGCGTGAACCGCCTGGCGTCTCTTCCCGACACTTGGTCAGGCGATATGGCCGTCGATCGCGCATCGAGCGCGCTTGATGACTATTTCGCACAGGTGGAAGCTGGCTATTTCGCGAATGGCACGCTGAACGCTCTTCGCATCACCGAAACAATCCTTGAGACGAACGGCACCATCACGCAATATCGATACGATGGCGTCGCTCTCAATCTTGCTGATGGCGGCACTTTCAAAGGAGATGCCTATGTGAATCAGAAGATTAACTGGAAAGCGTCTCGGCGCATCAAGGTGCAGTGAAAATGGCTCCAAAACTGACAATCAAGACGGCGCCGACACCTTCTGAAGAAGTCGTTCAGGATGCCAACCGTATCATCCATGTTTCTGATGCTCGTGGGCGCCAAATCGGCATCCGCAAGATGCAGATGAGCGTGCGCCGGCGGGTTCTGAAGGCTCTTTCTGATGAGATGTCACGCAAGATGCACTATCTCGGTCTCGTCATGCTGGCAGCATGTGTCGTGGATATCGACGGAGATCCAGTCGCGCTTCCCACCACAGAATTGCAATTCGATGCCTTGATCGATCGGCTTGATGACGATGGGTTCGAAGCAATCGGCAATGGCATGCGCGATTATTTCGGTGTTGGTCAAAATATGGATGAGATCGCCGCCGCTGCGGGGGAATAGCGGCCGACCCAGACATCAGAAATTCTTTGTTTCTGGTCAAGAACGGCGTTCCGTTTGACGTCGCCTTCAGTCTCGGGCCGGCTGAGAAACTCGCATACTGCGTCTCCTTCGGAGAGATGGAAGGCGGAGAATTCGATTGGGCAACGTTAAGCTGGCGAAAGAAGGACTGAGATGACCGACTTCACGCTTGATGGCATGGCTTCGTTTCTCCTCAATCTTGGCGTCCACATGCCAATGGCGCATCAAAGTGCCTTGGAGCGGGCCGCTGCTATCATTGAGGCTGAAGCGAAGGCTGAGATCGGTCATTATCTGGGTGCCGTCGGCCCATTCGCGGCGTGGGCGCCTCTAAAGGCAGAGACCATCGCGCAAAAGGCAAATGGCGATACGCCATTGCTTGAGACCGGCGAGATGCGTGACAGCATTGGGACAGTCATCGATGGCGATGAGGCTCATGTCGGATCAAATAGCGATAAGGCTGTTTGGCAAGAGCTTGGAACCTCGCGTGGTATTCCGCCACGTTCATTCCTTGGCGGAGCGGCGGCCCGCAAGTCAGAAGAAGTTAGAGATATCATTGGTCATACCATGCATGCCATGCTGACTAAGCCGGAGACGGCATTCGCGAACGGCGGCAGGGTTGAAATTCCAGTGAAGTGAATTCGCACTATCGTGAGACAATAAACCCGATCAACGCGCCGGTAGTGGCAATAATCAGAAATATTGCTCCGACAAACGTAAAGAAGATCGCAGAAACATTGGCCTTATAAAGCCAGTGACCGTTACCACTCATTTGCCGCACATACCATTGCCAGGCAGTCTTTGGCTTCGGATCGTGATCGATAACGCGGTCGAACCGATCCTGCCTTGAAGGCCGAATAAACTCCTCTCTCAACCATCGGCGTTGAGGAGGATAATCCCATTCCTGGCTCATTCGAGCGCTCCGTTGAAGTAGGGCGTTAAAATGAGCCTTTTTCTTGCAAAAGTCGAGGTCAGGCTATGGATGTCTGGAAAATTGGCGTCGCAATCAGCCTAACAAATGGCATGTCGCCGGTCCTGGCTATGATTGCTGCCGATCTTCTTGGCCTCAAGGGCAAGGTGGGCGAAGTCGAGAAGGCTTTCTCTAGCTGGAATCTCGCTTTGGCTAGCACTGTTGGCATTCTCGCCGGCGGAGCGATCATTGGTGGCGTGGCCAAGCTTGCCGAACATGGCAAGGAGCTTTTGCATGTCCAACAGCAAATGGTGGCCGCTGGCGTCAGCAATGCGGATATCACCAAGGCCACCGCAGATTCATGGAAGGTTGCATCTCAATATGGCCTGAAGGTCTCTGATGTTCTCGCAGACATCAAAGAGGCGCGCATGGTCTTCGGCTCTACCGAGCATGCCATGGATTTCATTGGGCCGCTTGAGCAGATGCGAGTGGTCCTTAATGCTACGTCGGAAGGCTCTGGCAACAAGGCAGCGGATGCCGTTTATGAGATGGCCCGCGCTGGTGAACTGAAAGGACTCCAGACACCAGACCAATTCATGTCCTATTTCGATATGATGACGAAGGCCATCACGGCGTCAGGCGGCAAGGTCGACCCAAAGGGCTTCTTGCAGGCAACCCAATATGGCCGTCTAGCCTCGAAGGGCTGGGATGAACAGTTCTATACCCAATATCTGCCATCGCTGATCCAAGAAATGGGGCCATCACAGACCGGTACGGCACTGATGTCTCTCTTCGGGACGACGGTGCAGGGCAAGGTTACAAAACGCTCGCTTGGTCAGATGATAGATATGGGTCTCATCGAGGACATGTCAAAGATCATTTATGATGGCAAGGGCGATCCGGTCGGCTTCAATCCAGGCGCCGTCAAAGGCACCGATTTGATGACTAAAGACCCATATCGGTGGGCTCAGGAGATATTCAAGCCTCTGATCGAGGCCAAGCTCGGCCATCAGGTTTTCGCGGGTGATGAGAGCGCCATTCAGTTGCTCGGCGGTATGTTCGGGAACAGAACATCGGCCCAAGCAATTGCCACATTGCTTTTGGAAGGCCAGCGCCTCAATAAGGATGCCGCTCTTGTCGGACAGGCGCAAGGCGTGGGTGCCGCCGGGCAGATGCTGGCGAATGACCCTAATACGGTTGCGAAAAACTTCGCATCGGCTTGGGATAATCTATTGACGGCGTTCGGCTCTCCGCTTGTGCCAATCTCCATCCAAGCGATGAACAGCATGGCCGATGTCATGAAATCGCTGACGAACTTTGCAAATGCCCACCCAGAAGCGATCAAATTGATCGGAGAGGCGCTAATCGGGCTTGGCATTGGTTTGGCAGCACTTGGTGCCGCTGCTGTTGTCGCTGCAGCGGCGGCTCAAGAACGGGCTCAGCGTCTTGTCGAACTGGACG